CAAGAAACGAGCAAATGGCGACTGGCATTCGAAAAGCGGCACAGAGCAGGGTTGACACAGGGGCAGTCGTGGAAAGCGGCTTAGCTGACGAAGACGAGTTCGACTTGGCCCTCCATGTCGAGCAGGTCGAGGAGTGGGAAGAAACGACCTCATCCGCCAACGCTCTTGCCGAGCGTGACCGGGATTACTTCGACAACAAGCAGTTGACCTCAGAAGAAATCCAGACGCTCAAGGAGCGCGGCCAGCCAGATGTCGTGTTCAACGTCATTCGCTCCAAAATAAATTATCTCCTCGGGCTGGAGATCACCAGCCGCACCGATCCCAAGGCGTTGCCGCGCACGCCTCAGGATGAGGAGTCCTCCGAGGCTGCAACGGATGCACTTCGGTTTGTCGAGGAGACGACCGACCTCGACCAGAAATTCAGCGCGGTGTGGGACAACATCATCGTTGAGGGATATGGCGGAGTTGAACTGACGGTTGATGCTGAGACGGGCGATATCGACGCCGTGCATTGGCCGTGGGATCGGCTGTTTTACGATCCGCATTCCAGCAAGCACGATTTCTCGGATGCTACCTATCTTGGCGGCATCACATGGATGGATGCCGAGCAGGCCAAGGCGCGATGGCCGGAAGCTGCCGATAAGATCGACCAGACGCAATCAGGCGACCTCAACACGACGCACGACGATAAGCCAAGGTGGAAAATCTGGGCCACGGGCTCACGCCGCAAGCGCGTCAAGATCGTTCAGATGTACTACCGCAAGGGTGCTGACTGGTACTGGTGCCACTTCACAAAGGGCGGAAAGCTCGACGGCGGTCCGGTTGCCTTCCGCGATGAAAAGGGCCTTAGCTTCTGCCCGTTGTTCATGGCATCAGCTTACGTTGACCGGGATAACAATCGGTACGGCGAAGTCCGCACAATGATTTCGCCCCAGGATGAGGTCAACAAGCGCAGGTCCAAGTCGCTGCACCTGCTGACGCAACGCCAGACCAAGTCCGAGAAGGGCGCGGTTGATGATGTCGAGCTGATGAAGCAGGAGATGGCCAAGCCTGACGGTCATATCGAGATCAATCCTGGCTATCAGTTCGAGGTTATCGACACATCGCAGCAGATCCAGGGCAACATGGAGATGATGGCGCAGGCCATCCAGCACATGCAAAGCCAGGGTCCGAACGCGGCGCTGATGGGCAAGCAGAACGGCGATCCGTCAGGCCGTGCCATTCTCGCCAATCAGCAGGGCGGGCAGACGGAAATGTCTCCGCTGATTGATCGGCATATCCAGCTCAAGCAGCGCGTGTTCCGGGCGATCTGGTCTCTCATCCGTCAGTACAAGAAGGCGGAATGGTGGGTGCGTGTCACCGACGACGAGGACAACGTGAAGTTCGTCGGTCTCAATCGGCCGGTGACGATGCGCGAAGACGCCATGAAGCGGTTCGAGAAGCAGGGCGTCCCTGTCGAGCAGGCTCAGGCGGTTATGGCGCAGGCTGAAGCCGATCCCTATCAGGCGCAGGCGCTTAATCAGATCGTGCGCATGGAAAACGTGCCGGCTGAAATGGGCATGGACATTACGATTGAGCAGGTTCCCGACGTTGCGAACATGCTGGACGAGCAGTTCCAGGCGCTGACAAAGCTGGCGCCGTCCGTGGTGTTTCCGCCGGAGGTCTACATCAAGGCGTCGAACCTGCGCAATAAGCGGGAACTGCTTGAGGAGCTGAAGAAGGCACAGGGCGGAAATCCTGAGATTGCAGCGTTTCAGGCGCAGAGGGCGCAGCTTGAGATCGAGGAGTTCAAGGCCAAAATCGAGAAGCTAAAGGCCGAAACGATTGAAACGCTGGCGAAGGCCGATCAGACGGACGCGCAAACAGGTTCGATTGTCAGGCCGCAGATCGTGGAGCCAGGACAGGCCGTGCCGCAACAGGCGCCGACGCCACCGCAGCAAACCAGCTTTCAGTAACAGTACCGCCGCCGGGAACCGGGCGATTGAAGTCAAAAACGTGCCGCCGACGAACGGGCGATCATGAGGGATAAATGGCAGAGGATCTGGATTCCATTTTCGACGGCAAGGTTTCCGAACCTGTCGAGGCAAAGCCGGTTGAGCCGCAAGCGCAACCTTTAGAGCCTGTGACAGAGCCGGAAGTCGAAACGGGCGTAACCACTGAAGAGCCAGCGCCGCCGGCTGAGCTTGAGCCTGTTGGGAAGGACCAAGGTCCGCTTGTGCCACGACGCGCCCTCGAAGATGAGCGCAAGAAGCGTCAAGAGTTCGAACGCCGTTTCGCTGAGCTTGAGCAACGGTTGCAGCAGACCATGCAGCCGCCGCCACAGCAGCCAGAACCTCAGCAGGCTCCCCCTAATCCCTGGGAAGATCCTGAAGGGGCGATGGCGTATCAGCGCAACGAATTTGCCCGGCAGATGTACGAGACGAGAGTTGCCCTCTCGACCGAGATCGTCCGGTCCCAGAACAAGGATTTTGACGAGGTGGTTGCGGAGTTCGTTGCTGCTGCCCAGCGTGATGCTGGATTGCACAGAGCGGTTCTCAATCACCCCAACCCGGCCGCGTTTGCGTATCAGGAAGGCCGCAAAATCCGGTTTCTGAAAGAGGTTGGCAGTGATCCTGACGCCTACAAGGCCAGGCTCCGTGAGGAGCTGATGGCTGAGATGGGCCAAGGACAAGGCCAGCCCGTTCCAACTCAACCCGCTATTGCGCCCCCTAAATCGTTGGCAGGAACCACGAGCGCACAGCCCCGCAATTCGAGGGGTCAATTCGCGCCTGGGTCTGCCTCATTGGATGACATCTTAGGAGGCTAAAGACATGGCTGAGACCTATGTCCCATCTGGCTTAACCGTTCAGCAGTGGGACGATAAATATTTCCGTGAATACCTGAACCAGAACTGGTTCAAGCAGTTCATGGGCACCGGATCGTCCAAGATGATCCAGCTCCAGGAAGACTTGACCAAAAAGCCAGGCGACAGCGTGACGTTCACGCTCGTCAACAAGCTGTCGGGAACGGCCAAGGACGCTAATGAAGCGCTCGAAGGCAACGAAGAAGCCGTTGACCTTCGTTCGTTTCAGGTCCGTGTGCGCGCCTATGACCATGCCGTCAAGTTCAAGAAGTTCGAGGCCCAGAAAACGGCCATCGACCTTCGCCAGGCCCATCGCGATGTCCTGATGGACTGGAACATGGAGCTTGACCGCGACAATATCATCAGCGCGCTCGGGTCAATCAACGGCGTGGCCTATGCGTCGGCAACGGACAACCAGAAGGACGCCTGGCTTGCTGACAACGCGGATCGTGTGCTGTTTGGCGCTGCGAAGTCGAACAATTCAGCCAACGATCATTCCGCTTCGCTGCTGAATGTCGATGCTAGCGCCGACAAACTGACGCCTGGTGCCATATCGCTGATGAAGCGCATGGCCAAGACGGCAAGCCCGAAGGTGCGCCCGATCCGGGCGAAGTCCGCCATCGGGTCGAGCGATGGCTATGTGTTGTTTGCACCGACACAGATGATCCGCGATCTGGCTGCCGATACGACGTTCCTTGCGGCCAACCGCGAAGCCCGCAACCGTGGCATGGATAATCCCTTGTTCACGGGCGCGGATTACATCTGGGAAAATGTCTACATCTACGAAATCGAAGACATTCCCTCGCTTGGTGCTGTCGGTAACTCGTCTGCCGTCGTGCGGCCCTGCTATCTGTGCGGTGCGCAGGCCATCGGCATGGCCTGGGCCAAGCGGCCTGAGACGGTCGAAGAAATGTTCGACTACAAGCGTGCCGTCGGTCTTGGCATCACCCAGTGGTACAAGATCGAAAAAATGCGCTTTGGAGCGGGCGTTTCTGACACCGACGACACGAAGGATCATGGTGTTGTCACTGGCTATTTCGCCGCTGCGGCTGACGCATAAGGAGATCTGATCAATGACTGCTGAAACTTTAACCAATAGCCTTATGACTGTTGGCGCAACCCATGGATTGGCGAAGAACGTCAAGCTGTGGCATCGCAAGTACGAAATCTCGGCACAGGTTGAGGATGGCGACATCTGGGAACTTGGCTACCTGCCGAAAAACTCCGTGGTTGTCGGTGGCTGGATTGCCGTCGACGACATCGACACCGGTACGGAGGCCATCGACATCGATGTTGGCTGGGCCGCTGCCGGGTCTTCGGACACCTACACCGATCCCGATACCGGCGTGACCTATACCAATGCGGCGGCCTCGGCCTCTGCAACGGGTTTCTGCAATACCGGCGTCCTGACGGGCGATGGCACTGCGGAAGTTTACGAGGCCGGGAAATCCTTCCGCTGGATGGTGTTTCCTGACCCGCTCTACTTCTCGGAGCAGACCAAGGTGCAGTTGGAAGCCAACGCTGCCGCCGGCACGTTCGCCGCCGGAACATTCGGCGTTTACATCCTCTACTACTGCCTGTGAGGGGTGAGAGATGAGCAGGACAAAAGCGGAGTTGGCGGCGGCGGTGTTACGCGATCTTGGCATCGTCGATGCCTTGTCGTCTCCTTCTGCTGCCGATTCCGCTTTTGTCATTCAGAAATACGAAGATGCTTATGCCTACTATGACGACCTCGGGCTTACGTACTGGACGGACACGGAAATCCCGTCTGCCGTCTTTGCCATGCTGGTCGATCTCGTCGCAAACCGGTGCATGAACGCATTCGGCGTTGCACAAAGCTTCGATGAGATGATGAACCGGGAAGAAATGCTTCTGAAGCGTCTGCGCCGTCACTGCGCCAGGGGCAGGACCGGCAAGGCCATCCGCGCCACTTATTACTAAGGAGACGTTTTAAAATGGGACTACCGACACATCTTGCAAACGGCAATATGGCGGCACCAGCGACCTCACTGGTAAAGGTAACGGGTTCAGATACCGTCAATTTTGACTCCTGCCGGGGTCTTCTTGTCGGAACTGCAGGCGCGGCCCGCATTGTGACGGTGGATGATGTAGATACGGGCGGGACAAACCTCGTCCCTTTGCAACAGGGGTATAATCCTATCGCATGCAAGCGCATTTATTTAACGGGGTTGACGGCGTCGAATATCTGGGCGCTCTACTGATATGCCACTCGTCCCCGTCTCCATCGCCACGCAGACCAACAACGCCCGTTTCAAGATGGAAGGCTCGGCGCGGCTCCTGAACTGCTATGCCGAGCAGACCGGCGATGATGCCAAGGCTCCTTGGACGGTTTATGCCAACTCGGGTCTTGACGTATGGACCACGGTCCCGGCGACGGGGACGGCCTCGGGCGTCACCGGCGTGCGC